CGTGAATGCCATCCACCACTTGTAGCTTCCTGCACCAGCAGCAGTCGTCTGACCGTCTGACCATGTCACCGTGATCTCACCTGTCGTGGAATTCGCAGATGTCGTCGCGTTATAGGTCGCATTGGAAGTCTTGAACGCTGCTGCAAAGGTCGTGCTGGATATATTGGCAAGCGTATTGCTGCACCCAGTACCCGTTAACACAGTGACCACTATCTGCACATCATCCCCAGCAGTCGCTGAGATATTCAAATTCGTGGGAAGCAAGTTTAGCTCTGGCATCACTCTACCTCCACTTCATTTGACTGCTGCTGCGACAACACAAACTCCAATGCCTCTAATTCTGCCAAAACTGACTCGTGTTCTGAATGCTATTCTTGAAAACATCATCATATAAGTCATCGTCATCATCACCTTCGCAATACTGCTCGAGACCGCTTGGCGGTCGAGTTCTCGCACCCGTTGGGTGCGCTAGGTCAAAAGACTTGTTAATCCCTGATCGGCTAGGACTCAAAGCGTCACTATTCCTTTCCCCTTCCAGCTTACTCCTCTCACTACCATTGGCAGGAATCTTCACGCCACCCAGCTTATCGCCCTCACTTACCTTTCCACCCGCTGGCTGATCCAACCCTGCCGCCATTCTCGCCTTATCCTTTTCAATCCCCAGCAAATTGGCATCAGGACTGCTATTTGGCCCATAACCCACAATATCCCGAGACTCGTTCAAAGTACTAACACCCGCCTGGAACAGCCGAATTGCCCGATTTGCAGCAACCTGTTCCCGATCATCCAACTCTTCAACAGGCGAATAATCCCAGCTAAACTTGATTTTCCCTGCCCGAACCTCCTCAGGATCCTCGAAATCAATCAACAACTGCTGCGTCATTTCCTCCGCAAACAACTTCTGTAACGGTATCAAGCCGTGTACATATGCTGCTCTGATTGCCTCTCCATACGTCCCATAAGATCCCTTATCCACCGATAAACCCAGAACATCTGCATTCAAACCCATCGCCGCTAACACCACTGCCTGCGCGGGCCTTGCTATCGTTGATAAGGCAACCTCCTCTGGCGTGAAACCAGCCTTCACTAAATCGTAGCTACCACTCAATACTATCGGATCACCTCTCTTCGGCCCCGTGGAACTATCCTTCAAAACCTCCTTCACCCGTAAGGCATCCTCGGTGCTAATCGTGTAATCACCCTTGGGGCTAGCTATCATGCCGGGTACGCAAAAATTCGCCAGCAAACTACACGTATACGTACTCGCCTCGTCTAATGTCGATATCTCGCGAATGGCACTACGCAAAGGACTCCAACCTAACCTGTCCTGGATCGGATCAATGTATTTGCGAGAGTAAATCACCCGGTCAGGTGGTACATCTAAATTGACTCCGTTGATGGCAACCTTCCATGCCGATAAATACTCAGACCCATCCGGTGGAAAAACTGCCGTCACTGCCATCGGATTCCAAGGTTTTAACTCAACAACATCACCCAACCGATTGTAAACCTTCTCGATCCAACTATTCCCAGTACAACACATATCCCTGATATATGTCCCACTAAATGCCTCGCCTCCAATATACTTCTGAGGTCGGGAAATCAACGATAACGCAGGATGCCTGTGGATCGGCGTCTCAATCCCCTCTTCATCTACCCTGACTATCTGCAACTGAGGTATATTCCAGTTCCGACTCAACCAGTCTATCCCACATGCTACCGTTGAATTCGTCCATAACCCGCGATCCAATATCGGCTTGAAATCGTACTCGCTAGGACGACCAAACCAAGAGAAAGTCTGGTGGTTAATGCTCTGCCAACCATTGCTCCGATATGGCGTGCGTCCCCGTATAAATGATACCAAATTGTCGAACATGCCCATGTGATAGTCCCCCTGTTGCAAGGATGCACCAATATATACCGTTCACTCTAACTAACTAACCCGTGTTGTAACATCATTAACTGAAGATCCAGCAAGATCATGTAAATCATGTAACTCTTTTTTATTATTATTTTTCTTTTTTATGTTGTTGTAGAATGCGGGGTGCCGACAGGGTCGGCAAAAAAACTGAAAAAATTTCGCGGAATTTTTTTTGGCATAATCAGACACTAGTGCCTGATTACATGCGACGATAGTAATTAGACAACAATATCATATTACATATGACATACATAATAGGATTAATGTATCCAATTACATGTGACGGTAGTAATATGACAAGTCTATCATATTATGACAATGTTTAACAAATCAGGTTTTGGGCGTCCAAAACCTAGGTTTTGGCTAGCCAAAAAAAATGTTGGTTCCCTGGACGAAAACATGTTTTAGGTTAACCAAATTCTCAATGCCAATAATAGCAATAATTTTACACATGGTCACAATCGATCAGAAATAGGCCTAGGTTCAACGATTGGAACGGTAGGTATAGAATGTCAACGCAAGCATCAATCGTCGATTCTACGATTAACCCCCTTGTTTTATAGCATATAATCGATGTTTTGATTAGGCCTATCGTCAAGGCTGATTAGACGACTAAAATTAATTGACACAATAAATGGATACGACTGTCGGATTAACTTTTTGGAATATCAAACAAAAAAAAAGACCTACCGATATCGGTAGGCCTTAAAGTCAGTTTAATTTTGGTGTATACCAATCAACAACACAAAACACCAAAACAAGCACTATGAATAGTCTCATAATCCGATAGACTCCAGAGACCGATAAACTAGTGGGCTAGGTGCTTCTGGAGTCCTCTTATACTTTTCTTTCAAGACTAAAACACCATTCTTAGGCCATACAAAGGTTAAGTCATGTTCATCCCCATTATAGTAATTCAATCCGTTTCGATTGAATTTGCCATCGCTAGAGAAATTTTGTTTAACCTTTTTATAAACATCTCTAGAGACTACTAAAGCACATCTTTGATATCTAGCCGTTTCACGAATATGATCGACACTGTGACGCGATGCCGATAGGGAATAGGTTAAATCGTAGTTATCTCTCTTACATGCTCTTACGGATACTCTACTAAACATCTTGGTGTAATCATAAAACATTGTTCCGTAATTCCTATCTATAAAATTATCGGTATTAGTGACGGCTACAGATTCCCATTGAATGTCTGAATAGGTGTTCAACCTACAAGCAATTACATAACTTGTGTCGATGGTTTTGAGTGTGACCTTGTCCAAATCCTCTTGCAATACTTGCATGAATTCATCTCTAATCTTGAAAAAAGCTTGTGTACGCTTGATTTTGGCTAGCTGCGTGGTCTTGAAAACATTGTTTCCGGACTTGTGGCCTATACAGTCAGCATGACAAGTTTGACCGTTTGGGCAAGTTTGAAAACCACTATATTTCCACGGCATAAGAGATAGATTGTAGACCAAATAGCCGTGACCATAGGACTTGGCAAGTTTGACATTATTCATGCCAGATGTTAATAGCCTACTCTTGTGGATATATGCCGATAGTTCATCGGTTGAATATTGTGGGATATCGTAAGTCATTGTTCTCTATTCCTATTCTTGGTTAGTGTCTGTTGGGAAATTCCAACATAATCAATCTATCGACAATCTGAATAATGTCAATGCTTTAGACAATGTTAAATATTTTCTTTAAGTGCTTTATTTTAAGCATGATCAGCGATGAGATCGGGGCCAGCGAGGCTGGGCGTTTGAAGCTTGTCAACGCTCTGGCCCATCGGGGCCGAGGCTGGACGAGGCTGACCTATGGTCAGGCTCAGGTGCTGGCCTGTGCTGATCTGCTGGCCTGTGGGCCTGTGGCTTTATGAGTGGCAGTGTGTCAGCGTGTGGCTATGTGGCAGTGTAGAAACAGTGGCAGTATGTGACTACATGGCAAAATATGGCTATGTGGCAGTATATGGCGTTATGTAAGTTACTGTGCGTTATGACGTTATGGAGTGATGTAGAAATCGTTAGTAGCGGGTTCGCTATATTGTGAAAAAAAGCACAAAGTGCCAGGGTGATAGATCGGCCTGTTTTTGCGTGGGAAATGAGCGGCAGGGGAGCGCATCTGGCAAGGTGACCTGTGATGCCGAATCTGGCAAGCTGGGGGCGCATCAGGTGGAGGGTGCTGGGGGTTGGCATCAGGTGCTGGGGCGAAAGATGGATGATAAAGGAATCTTTATAGTTTTGGGTGACCAAAACCTTGGTTGAGGAGAGGCTAAAGATGGGATTTGGGCGAGCTAACCTTAGGTTTAGGGGAGCCTGATTTTTTGATTTAGTGGCAGTGTGTCCATTATCACCCCCTCTTGTGGGTCTCCCCTGATCTTGCCCCGTTGGCTGCCCCTCTCTCAATCATCACCTAGTTGTGTATGATTCAGGGTTTAATCATCACCTGTTTGTGTATGATTGACTGGGTAAGATAGGAGACCTCTGGCTTTCTCTCAAATCACATCATGGATTATGCCTGAGAGTATGTCGGTATATACCGCTAGTCATCTTTCGGTATAGGTCATATTTCGGTATAGACCATCTTTCGGTACAGGTCATCTTATCACGATAATAACAATCTACATAATCCAAACATATAAACAACCGCTTATATATATAGTAACAGAAGGGACTTCCCAGTGTCATAATAGTTCTTTTGTGGGGTTGATCCTGCTAGGGTGATTGAGAGATACTCGTTAAGAGTTATTAGCAATCAGTATTAGCTGGCAAACCTCAGCAACTGGCCCAGTTTGGGCCAAGAACCATTATCTGGGAAGAGGAAGGCATCTTGATCAGTACTTCGCTCACTGTTTTTAACAGGCAAGCCTGTATGACATCGTTGACCGGGGCGTAGTCCCAATGCAGGATCAATCACCTGCCCGTTGCCCGGGAAACCTTCGGCCAGTTTGGCCGATGGAACAGCGTTTCGTAAGATCATCCGGCAGCTTGCCCATCCGGCCAATTGCTCCATCAGGGGCTGCAAAGCCCTTGCCAGCAAATGGGTGGCTTTACCAAGATCGGTGGCAAGCTTAGCATCAATGTTATGCGACATTGGGCGATCCTTGATCTCGGTAAAGGGTTTGGTCAGCCAATTATTGCCCTAGATCTTCGTGACCAAGGTACCAAATCGACCGCTTTGCGGTCTCGAGCTACTAATGGCTTAACTGGCTGGTAAACCTCTGTAGCGACACCACACAGTATACACAATGTCTATGCTTTCTACAAGATATTTTTAAAGTTTTTAAATCATTCTGACAAAGCACTTAGATCAAAGTCATGATCGACATGATACAAATAATCTGGACTAAGCGTTGACAAAGATTCGATATCGTTTATAGTGATCTTAGTGGCGGAAACGAGGATCAAAGTGATCCTGATCTGTCAGGAAGTGCAGAGGAAGCGTAACCAAGTAATAGAGGATTAGAGACATGGCTAAGGCAATCACATCAGTCGTTAAACCAATCAAAGCAACCAAGGCAACCAAGGCCAAGCCAGCAAAGCCAGCACCTGTATCAGAGGTGATTGACTGCACGCCAACGGCAGCAGAACTGGCTGTCATGTATGGCAAAATCTTTGGTGAGTTGACCGACTATCGTGGCGAATGGCATGAAAATAGCAGCAGTGTTGATTTTCAAGTTGCTGAGGTATTCCAAACATGCCTGAGTACACAGGGTGCTGAAGCACGGGAGTTACTGGCCCAAGATATCAAAGCTTATGGTCAGCGTGATGGTCTGGTTCTGTGCGTGATTCAGGGGTTATACCCAAATCGACTGCTGCTTGACGGTCACAACCGCTTAGATGTTCTGAGCAGTTTAGACATATTGCCTAGAATAAGCCAAATCCTGTATTTCGGCACGCTTGATGAGGCAAAGCAGTGGATCTACCGTAATCAGCTTGGTCGTCGTAATTTGACTGATGAGCAACGGGTTTTGATCATGACTGCTTGGTATGAGTCTTTGAAAGATCGTCCCAAGGCTCAGGATCAAAATGATCCTGCCACTGGCAAAGCGTTGACAATTGCCCAGCAGATGGCTGTTGAATCAGATCGCTCTGAGGCAACGATCAAACGCGATGTACGTAAGGGACGGGTTTTGAAAGCCTCTGGGCTGGATAAAGACACTGCCAGTGGTGTTATCAAGGATATCCCTGCCAAGGTAGTAGAAGAGCTTGAGCCACTTGTGAAGGCTGTTAAAACGGCTGTTGAAGCTGGTGAGGCTGAGGCCATTAATGAGGCAAAGGCAGATCTTGCAGCAAAGGCAGAACAGGTTCGTGAGTCTGCCAAGAAAAACAAAGGCCGCGCTCAGGCTAGCAAAACGGCGAGTATCAGCACAAAAACCAAGAATACCATTATCGTCAATGGCTCATTTGTGACAAACGCTGGTTTTGAGCGTGACATGGATGACATTAAGCTTGTGGTAAATGACTGGGTTGAACGGCATGGTCTGGATGCTGCTGAAGAAATAAATATCCGGTTTAAGAAGGCATTGAAATCAGCCCTTGACCGTTTTGTCAAAGCGTAAGGCAAATGACATTAATAACAGGCCGAAACGCCATTTAAATGGCGTCTGCGGGTGATACCCGTACTGACGAGGCTAACAAATAAATGAAAGGCTGATAGCGATGAGTAATGCAAACACGGCAAGAAACGGTAAATCAGTTGTTCCGACCGAAATGGTGATTGACTGGTTTATCAGTCTTGGCATCAGGAGCAATATGCGAATCTCTGTGTATGACGGTGAATCCACGGTGCTATCCATGTCTACCGATGTAGCTGCCATCAAAGCTGCCATGTTTTCAACCGATAGCGAAACGCTGACCTTTTGGGATAACGAAGGTTTTGGCAGTGCTACTGTCAAGCAGGGCTATTTGAGCCTGATCCACGATTCGGCCAATATGGGGCTAGATTGTGTTGCTACGGCTTATGGGCCGCCAATTGAGCGATTTTATGACCAGATCGAAAAAGTGATCGAACGGCTGGACGGCGTATACGACTTTATTCAGCATGTCCAATAAGGCCGAAATGCCCTGTCTGGGGCATCTGCGGGTGAAACCCGCACTGACGAGGCCTAAACTCGCAGCAATTGAATCTAGGGCTGTTTTTGGAGGTTTTGCGATATGACATGGATCATAAGCAGTGAAGGTTTGGGCGATGATGGTCAAGCGTTTCAGATTGATGCCAATGGCAAGATCTTGCAAGCGACAGTTGAGGCTGATTTGTGGCCTATGCCGAATCGATTCGACGTAGCCGAATATCTTGAGGCTTATAAAGTCGAGGCGCTGCCAGCGGAGATTGATATCTTGGCGATTGGTTACTGGTATGGGGTTAATAAGTCTGATTATGAGCCAGCCTGTCAGGATTGGCGTGAGCGGCACTATGTCGATTTTCTGATGGATCTTGACGCAGAATTTACGAGACGAACTGGCATGGATACAGATGAGCTTGAAATCTCTGAGGATCAATTGATTGACTGGTTTACTGGTCGGGAGAGCATGCCAATTTCCGAGTGTGTCAGTTATTGGATCAACAAATATGACCTGATTGACAATGACGATTGTTTCCCAATGGATCGACTGAAAGGACTGAAGAAATGAACGACACAGATTTCATCGCCTTTAAGAAGGTACTCGGCTCGGTAGTCACTCGGCTCATGAGGCAAGGTGCCTCACCAGAAGAGGCAGCAAAGCTGGCTTATTCGATGTTTGAGCGGGATTATCCCGTGTTGATGGCAGGGTTGGCAGTGTATGTGGATCAGGCATTACAACAAGTTGAAGGGGCAGGAAAATGAGCAAGAACTACGAATATTTTGAAATTGGTCTCGTCCTCAACGAGGGCGATGGATGGGAAGAACGAGTCACCAGATCAGAGCAAATGGAGGATGCTTCTGTGGAGTCACTGTTCTGGGTTTTATGTGCTTATCCCTATCGCGCAGAGGGTGATCTCTCTGATGATCCCATTGTGCCAGATTATTTGGAGGAGGGTTCCTTCAAGAAGTGCCTTAGCTTTTGGCAGAAGTTCACAGGCAATTCCACCGAGATTGATCGTCCTCGCGAAAAGGCAGAATACTTGGCAACATTGCCAGCCTGTCAGGAGAGTGCGTCATGATGCATACAGGAGAGCATATGTTTTTGGCAGCGTATGGCTTATCGATTGTGCTGGTTTTTCGGCATATTGCCGAATCAAAACGGTTTTACAGGCAGTTGGGTCTAGGATCAAAATGATCTTGACAATATGATGAGAGTGGTTTCCAAACACAGGAAAGAGGATTGAGAGATGAAGATTAATAACGATGACGATCTTGAGACGGCAAAATTGACTTTCAGCGCGATGGATCAAGTAGACGAGCTTGAAATAGGCTGCGAGATCTGGGATGTCACTTTCAAAATCGGCGAAAATTGGATCTCAGGCGAAATGTCCCGCTGGCCTAATGATCGCGGAGCTTTTTCGGCTGATGGAGGTCAATCGAATTGGGGCGAGTGGAAGTCGCCTCCAGAGTGTTGCGAGTATGACGAGGATTGCTTGTTGATTGATGATGAAGGCGATCCTGACTGGATGGCTATATGGGTAGACGACCGTGGCGTTGAGTGGGTTGAAGTGCGGTCTGATGAAGAGTTTGACAATGAAGAGGATGAAAAGGATTT